GCGCAAATCGGATCGATGCCGTCACAGGGTGGCGCAGAGGAAATCTACGGCGGCGCTGATGTGGGCGCTATTGTCGCGCAAGCGATGCTCGGGAGTGAGATATTCTTGGGTTTTCAGGCGAATTATGCGCGGCGCCGGAATTTCGGATATGTCGGCACGCGCGCCGATGGAACCACATGGGAGGAAGCAGGCGCGCATTTCGTTGAGCGGGCCGCCGCGCTTTGGCCGCAGTGCGTTCAACGGGCGATTGTCGAGGTAAAGAACGGCGTCGGGGTCTAATTCTTGCCGCCATTCACCACGGTAAGCCCCGCTTTCGGCTTAACCTGCTGCCCTGCGGTAGCAATCAGGGCGATACGCAGCGCGGTATCTAATCTGGCCTGACCATGAGGGGTCTCAGCCTCGTACTTGTCGCCCTCGGGCTTGAACAGCATTTCCCCCATGGCGTGGAGGAGTTCTGTCACTTCATCGTCGCTGAGCTTCTTTGTCATGGCGGCAATATAGGGGGCGTCATGCCGGAAATCCAAACGAAAATCTGGATGGCCCTGCGCACCAGAATTGAGGCGATCAGCCCCGCGATCCCGACCGCATGGCCAGCTGAGGTGTTCACGCCGCCAGTTGATTCCGGATCAGTGCCCGCACCGCTGCCTTACCTGTCTATCGGCAAGGTCACAGCACCACCACAACGCGTTCTCATTGGTCGGGGGAAGCACTGGCACACGGGCTCAGTCACAATCGTTCGGGTGGCTCCGCTTGGCCCCCCAGAGGAAGCACACACCGAGGCGGCCGGAAAGATCGCAGCGCATTTCCCCGAAGATCTTCTGATGCCATTCATGGGCGTCTGCGTTCGGGTGGTGAGCTATCCGACAGTTGCAGACGGCTATCGAGATGGTGGGTATTGGCGCGTGCCGATCATCATTCCTTGGCGGGTCGCCGCCTAACACTAATCCGGCCCTGTCCGGTCAATCCGCCTCCAATTCTGGGGGCTTTTTTAATGGAGAAACGACATGGCAGGCTTGCAAAAAGTTGCTGGCAGCAAACTCTATATCGGCGGACGCGTTCAGTATCTTTCGACCGTCACGCTGGCGGACTTCTCAGGTCAGAATTGGCTTGAGATTGACGGGTGGGCGCAGACTGGCGACCTCGGCACAGAGCAGGAGACGCTCACCCAAACGCTGATCAACCGGAACGTAACGATCTACTCGAAGGGCGTCATCAGCTTCCCGATCATGCAGAACGTGTTCGTTCCGATGCTTAACGACGCCGGGCAGATCCAATTCGTGGCGGCGCAGAAATCGTGCAAGCCGTTCGCCTTCAAGATCGAATGGGGCGCTGATTGCGGTGAGGAATCGGTGGTCACGATCACCAACGCCGATCCGGCTGTGGTCACATGGACCTCGCACGGCCTTGAGGACGGCACTCCCGTCACGTTCGAGACCACGGGCACCCTGCCAACTGGCCTGACGGCTGGCACGATCTACTACATCGTGGAAAGCACCACGAATGCTTTCTCCGTCGCGGCTACGGTCGGCGGCGCGGCTATCGCAACCTCCGGTGCGGGCACGGGCGTGCACACTGCGACCGCGCAGCCGGTGGGCGAAACGGATCTGTTCTATGGCTTTGCAATGCGCGGGACGAAGACGGGCGGCGATACGAGCGCGAACCGTCTTCTGAATCTGCCGATCCAGCCCATCGCAGAATACATCACCGTCTAACAGGCGGTCATCGAGATCTCGGAGCCGCCCAACGGTTGCGAGGCAGTGGGCGCGGTTGGGATGGGTTCCCCGCCGCGCCTGCGTTTATGAACCCCTAGAGCCCGAGGTAATGACATGGATATCAAATCGTTGAAACGCGACGTGGCCGCCAGCACCGAGGGTGCTTGGGTTGGCGAAATCCCCGAGATGGGCGACCTGCGCTTGCGCGTTCGTGGCGAGAATAGCCCCAAGGTTGCGGCATTGCAGGCTCGCAAAATGCGGGCGGTGCCGAAGAATAAGCGCGGTCGCGATGGCGTTCCGGTCCATTCCGAGCTTTTGCGCGTGACCGCTGAGGTTTTGCACGAGGTTGTGCTTCTCGACTGGGACGGCCTGACCAGCGACGGCAAGCCCGTGAAGTTCGACCCCGATCTTGCGGCCCAATGGCTCACCGATCCGGATTATCAGGATTTCGCTAACGCCGTTGCTTGGGCCTCGAAAGTGGTTGCCAACGGCGATGCTGAACGCACCGAGGATATCGCGGGAAACTAACCGAGGCCGTTCGCTGGGCGCTGGAGGATGCTGAGACCTCTGAGCGCCGCCGCGAGCGGCTTGAACGGCACGGCAAGCCAATCCCAGAAAGCCTGTGGCCACCTGAGGTCTACCACGGCGCGGAGGAATGGCTCGCTGCGTTCTGGGAGCTTTCCACGGATCGCCAAATCACCGGATACGGATGCGGGCCAATACCTGCATCCGCCATTTCCCGCCACACCGCTGGCTGGGATGCCGACGAAGCCGAGATGTTCCGCGCCTGCATCAGGGCGATGGATGCCGCCTTCCTGAAATCGCAACTCGATGAGCCGGAAGTTCCGGAGAGCGACAACCCCGCGCGCGATGCGTTCAGGGCGAAGATGAGGTGATCTGGTACCGAGCGAAACCTAGTGCGGCATCACGTCATCACTTCTCGCTGAGTTTACTGAGAATGGCGCTGTTTGTGTCTGCAATATGGATCGCAGCTGATCCGATATAGGTCAGCATCATCAAAGACATGCCGGAGCCAGCGACCATGAGGCTGTAGATTGCTCCGATCCGATATCCGGCTATCACGCCGTATACGGCAAAGAATAGTCCGAGGCAGATAGTTACTAGGGCGATGAGTTCTGTGATCTTAAACAAGATGCGCGGCGTTCTGCTGTCGAACATAATAGATATCTCCAAATTTGCTCTGAGCGGTGACGCTACAGGGCTTTTTTTGTTGCAACAAGGATGTGAAAGACATGACCGAACTTGCAGCTCTTGGCCTTTCCGCTGACTCCAAGGGTGTCGTGAAGGCAACGGGTGATCTCGATAAGTTCTCTGTCGCAGCGGAACGGGCGGATATGGCCACCGATAGTCTGGCTGGCGGTGCAAAGAAGGCAGATGCGGCTGTAAAATCGGAGGGTGACGCGGCCCGAAAGGCCGCATCTGATAACAAACGGCTCGGGGACGAAACAAAAACCACAGCGGGATCACTGCACCGTATGGCCTCAATGGCTGGCGCTGTCGCTGGCAGTCTAATCGCTATGGCTGGGGCGGCGCTGTCTATCGGGGCATATACGAGGCTCGCAGACTCTTGGTCAGACATGCGCAGCCAGCTTGGTGCGGCCACGGGCGACATGGGTGCTGCTGGTAGCATGATGCAGCGAATGGTTGATATCGCCAACGCATCCTATTCTCCGCTCGATCAGACGGTTGAGGTCTATGCGCGAAACGTTGGGGTTCTGCGCGAGCTCGGGATCAATGCCGCGAAGGCAGCCGATTTCACGGAAAGCCTCAACCACATGCTCGTAATCACGGCCACGAAGGGAGAGCGGGCTGCATCGGTGCAGGACGCACTTTCAAAGGCGATGGCGGTTGGGAAGCTGCAAGCAGATGGGCTGGAGACGGTTCTCGCAAATGGTGGCCGCGTGGCGGAGGCACTGGCTGTTCAGCTTGGAACCACAGTGTCTGGCCTGCGAGACCTGGCATCTGAGGGAAAGATCACGGGCAATGTCATTGCTCAGGCGATCATAAACCCTCTCGAGGAGGTGCGCGCCGTTGCTGGTGAAATGCCCGCGACAATTGGCGATGCCTTCGGGCGGATCGGGACGAATGTTCAGACACTAATCGGCCGGTTCGATCAGACATTTTCCATCAGTGAAAGCGTTGCCTCGAGCCTTATTGGGGTTGCTGATCGGATCGCCGAGATTTCACAGGTAGATTTCGCCGCATGGTTTAGCTCTCTGGCAGACGCTGCGATGGGAGCGGGGGTGATAATTCTTGGGCTCGCGGCAACGCAGATCCCCGCCCTTATCCTGTCGCTTGCCTCAAGCGTAACGCTCCTATCCGCAACGGAGGCGCTTTTCATCGCAGGGTCCGTGGCTTCCAGAGGAATGGCTGTTTCTGTGGGTATCCTCAGCGGATCCGTGGGCGCTCTCAATACCGTCATGTCATTCCTCGGCGGACCGCTTGGAATCGCGGTCGGTGCTGCGATCGCCACTATTGGTGGAGCTTACCTGTTGCTGAGCAAGAAAGCCGAAAAAGCCGATGATTTTGTGGCCGATCTGAACGGCACGCTCAGCAAAGTGCCCGGCTACGGCGAGGGTGCTAACTCTGGCGCTCGCGTGGCTGCAAGTGGGTTTAAGGTTGCTGGAGACGCGGCATCTACGGCCGAGGGTCAAATCAATTCGATGCTGTCAGCATATGGCAAGTTCGTCGCATTGGACCCCAGCGCTGGCCGGATGACAGGCGGCGGTGGCGGCGGTGCGGCAGAGATTGAGGCGTTTCTTGGCGGTGTCGGTATGCCTCTGCGTGAAGCGGGAGCGGATGATAGCCGTCCAAACCGAGCCCCCAATGGCATCGGCGGCGTTGACTGGGGAACTCCCCCATCAACCCGCAGCAGTGGCGGCGGGGGAGGTGGTGGAGGTGGCTCAGACCAATACGCCAGCAACCTGCAGAACCTCGTTGAGAGCCTAGCGACTGAGCGCGCCACAACAGACGCATGGTATGAATCCAGCATGTCGATCCTCAATGATCGGCGCGCGCAAGAAATCCTCGGGCTGGAAACCTTCAACGCGACGAAAGAGGCGCTAGAGAAAGAGCACGCCGACCGCATCCGCAATATCGAGATGGCACAGCAAGATGAGCGGCTGGGGTACACGTCGAGCTTCTTTGGTGCGATGGCCGGTCTTGTCGCGGCTGGCGGCGGGAAGATGGCAAAGGCAGCCGCGACATTCGGCGCGGTTGAGGCGACGATCAACGCCTATCGCGCAGCGGCACAGGCGGCGGCTGACCCAACAGTGCCCTTCTGGGGCAAGGCTGCGGCGTATGCATCCGCCTTCGGCACGGTCATTCAGTCTGTGAGGGCGATCAAGCAGGCAGGCGGCGGTGGCGGTGGTGGATCGGCTGGCGCCGCGTCTGGCGGCGCTCAATCCGCCTCCAGAACCTCTACGCAAGAAGGGCCCATGCGAGTCAGCGCGGATGCCTTTGATCCATCAAAGCTTTACACGGGCGAGGCGGTGCAGAAATGGTTCAATGCGATGCAGGGTGAGGCCAAAAATCGCGGGATTGAGTGGGTTCCGAGCTGATGAGGTGGCGGGGTTTCGCCGCGCCAGTAGTCATGGAATCAACGGCACTGGAACAGATAATCAAAGGTGTACCCATTCGACCCTTGGCTTGATGCCGATAGGTACTTCGCTCCCGGGCATGCTTCCTGAGCTTGGGCAATCATGGCTGGAGTCGGTGCTGCTGTCTTTCCAGCAAGCATTGCGGATGGGGACATGTCGTAGAAGCCGCGGATCGTAACTGTTCGGTCCGTCAATTCAACGATCTGGCCTTTTGTGTCTGCGGTGGGCGCGCATGCAGAAATGGTTGCGGCGGCAATCAGCGCGGCGATGAGTTTCATATCGTTCCTTTCAATCAATGCCGCCACCATCAGTGGCGGCAGGGCTTCATGTCAATCCTCGGCATGACAGGCGGTTCTTAGGAGCTGTCTTTTCTATGGAGTTCACATGATCCATATCGACCCATCAGCAACAGCAATCAGGGATGCGGCGGCGCTCTTTCAGAACGTCCTCGCCGATGGTGTGCTGGCATGGTCTAGCCAGACGGCAGACGGGTTCGCGGCGAATGCGCTTGGCCCACAGACCTATGACGCATGGGTTCCAGCGACCCTTCCCGCAACGCTCTCGGTCGCGCTCCTTGCCGCTTCGGAATGCGACACCGCCGCCATCATCGGCCACACGCTCGGCTCATCCGGCGCAACCGTGCTTGTCGAGTGGCTCAACGGATCGACATGGACCACCGCCGCAAGCGTCACACCTGAGGATGACCGTGATATCGCCATGCTGTTCGGCGCGCAGGAGGCTTCACAGTGGCGCATTCGGATCACTGGCCCAAGCGCGCCGGCAATTGGCGTGGCGATGATCGGGCAACGTCTTCGTATCCCTGACGGAGTGCGCTCTGGCTATGTGCCGCTCATCCTTGCGCTGGACGTTGAGCTTTCACCGTCGGTTACCGTTCGCGGGCAGTATGTCGGCACTTTCATGAAGCGCACTGGTGGCGGCACAAGCATTCCTCTGGCCACACAGGACCGCCAGTGGATAGAGGGGGATGCGCGCCCGTTTGTCGCCCATTACAACGCGGGTCGACCGTTCATCTGGATGAGCTGCCCCGACCTTCTGCCCGATGACGTGGCCTATTGCTGGAGATCAGGTGGGACGCTAAAGGCGAGCTATGGGGCGGGCGCACGCCGCGGCGATCTGAGCCTAGAGGTTTCGGCTTATCATGGCTGATCGGGAGCCGTTCGTCTGGATCGAGATTGATATGGATGGCTGCTCGCGCGTCTTTGGCGTGGGTGGATGCACGGCAACGCTCGGTGGAGATGTTGCCCGCAAGTGCTTCAACACCTTCGATACGTGCCGCAAGCAGGAGGTTTTCGACCACCTCAAGACATTCCGCACGCTGCGGTATTGCCAGCCACGCAGCAACGCCCCCAAGGGCGCGACGTGGTGGCCCGTGATGCAGGGCGAGCCTTCCGAGTTCTCGGCAACGGTCAACATCGCGGGGTCTGATAGCGATCTTTCGGCCTTCGGGCGGCGCGCAACAGTGAGCGTGACGCTGACCGACTTCCCCGATCATGATCGATATCTTGACCCATATCAGGCTGAGCGCGTGAGCGGTGCGGCGCAGGCGGATGGCATTGGCTACGATCCAGCCACAAAAGGCACGCATTTCGGGAGGCTCAAGGCGCGCTGGCCTTACTACTCCGCACGCCCGCTGCGGGTGTGTCATGGTTATCTCGTGGATGGCGCAATCACTGGAATCGTAAAGCGGCATTACGTCATCACCAACATCAGCGGCCCCGACGACAGCGACAAGGTGACGATCACCGGCAGCGATGTTCTGGATCTGGCAGACGACAAAAAGACCAGGGCCCCGAAGCCTTCAAACGGTAAGCTCCTGACGGACATCGGCACCGGAAACGGTCCTGTGCGGCTGTCTCCCGAGGGGATCGGTAGTAAATACCCCACCTCTGGAAGGGCAAAGATCGGTTCTGAGGTGGTGGATTACACGCGAACCGGTGATGTGGTGACGCTCACGGCGCGCGGGGTGTCTCGCACAGACGCGGCAACCCACAGCGCGGGCGACACCTTCCAAGAGGTGCTGCGGTTCGTGAATGCCCGCATCGATGACGCTGTCCGTGATTTGCTTCTTTTGACTGACCAGATCGACGTGTCTGTGCTCCCCCTAACTGACTGGGCCGCAGAGGTTGACCGCTGGCTGACCGGAACGCGGGTCACGCGCGATGTGACTGAACCGACAGGGATCAAGGGGCTGATTTCCTCGATGGTGCCGCTTGGATTTTCGCTCTGGTCTGATGCCGATGTTCAAGAAATCAGGCTCAAGGCAAACCGCCCCGTTGATGGCGACACGATCTGGGATCTGTCCGATGAGGCAAATATCCTCGATATCCGGATCACAGAGGACGACAAGCAGCGGGCGTCAGACGTGCTGTTCTGGACGGTCCAGAAAGACCCTACGAAATCAGCAACAAGCACAGACAACTATGACCGCCTGTGGGTGGCGGGCGATCCTTCTACGCGCGAGGAATGGCGGTATGGCACGGGCGAGGTGAAGAACTTCCTCTGCCCGTGGCTCGACAATGGGGCTGATGCGATTGTGCGTGTCGCCGCTGGACGCCTGCTTAATCGCTTCGAGAAGACGCCGAAAAAAGCAGAGGTCACGCTTGATGCAGAGAAGTTTGGCGCGATCCAGCTCACCGATGTTGTGAGGCTGAGAACGTCCGGCCTGCAAACCGAGACGGGCGATATTGAGACGGCCCTATTCGAGGTTATCAGCCGCTCGGAGCCAATATCCGGAGAGCGCGTCAAGATCACTGTGCAATCGTACCAGTTCACGGGTCGATTTGCATACGCAACGCCAAACGATGCACCGACCTATCTCTCCGCGACCGCAGCGCAGCGCGATCCGGGCATGTTCGCGTGTGACCCGATAACCCTGAAAATGCCTAACGGCGATCAACCTTACGAGGCGATTTAATGGCTTTTGCACCGACAGACTGGGGCGATTTTGAACCTGAGGAATATGAAGTTGGCGCACCCGCAACATCGCTGCACTTCGAGCGGTGGTTTCGGAATGTTGTTGCCGCAGCGCAAGGCGCAGTCGGGGCTCCCCGTGTCCAATTCGGTGTTGGAGCGGGTAACGATGTTCGAGGCCTGTTGGGCAGCGCATCCGCCGTCTACGTTCCGGGGGGCGTCGAATTCGGGACATTCCTCAGCTTCGGTACATTGAATACCGGCGTATTGCGACTGACGCTTGAAGTGAAATCGACAGAAGCTAATCAGGGTGCTTTTTTTGTCAGGCTGCTGAGGACGGACGGGACCATAGACGTTGCAACACTCGACAGCCTCACAACCTCTTTTGTAGAGCGAACAGTCGATGTTCCAGTTGTGACAGGTGACAAAATTTCAATTGAGTGGGAGTATTCGGGCGTCAACGGGAAAACGTTCAGTATTCAGGATTTGACGATCAAGACAGACGGGCGAGCCTTCTTACCT